GTGATCTTGTTGTGGAAACGCTTGTAAGGGTGTTCCTTTCATAGAATTAGCATTTTCTGTAGCGGGATCTACGGGAGCTGGTGGTTTTGGTGGTGGTAAAATAGTATCTATGTTCTTTACATCAAGTGCATCGTACATTCTTCGGTATGCTTCATACTGATTGTGTATTTGTGGTGCGGCTTGAGCTAGTTGCAACTGTGTTTGTGCTAATGTCAATCGTTGTGACATGGAAAATATGTTAGGGTCACTTACTGGAAGTATATCTACACGCCCATCGAAGTCTTGTTGCATGATCTGTGGGTTAACATTACCAACGGAATAAGGATAAGGCATTGGATTTTGTGAGAAAATCTCGGCTAACATACGAAATTCTTGTTTTTGAGCGTAATGTAAACGCTTATGTATACTTGAGATTATTTTTGATCCCTGCTCAATCAATGCAACTGTTGTACCTACAGGTGCTTGAGAGTTAACATCTGATACTTTTGCATCTGCAACTTGTGCAAAACGCCTACCAGAATCAACAACAACACCTAAAAGCTGTGCTAGTGTCCCAGACGGCTCTTTATAGGGGAGAGGTATTATAGAGTTTTTCAAATCACCGCCTGGAACATCAATGTCTCTAAATTCACCAGGGTTTAAAGGTTCGTCATCATTTCTGATTCGAACACCTCTTGCTTTAAAACCAGCCGGTAAGTTTGATAATGTGCCCGCATCTATTAATTGTCTTAAAATAGAAGTCGCAGCACGAGATAAGCCTCCGATTGTGTGCAATAAACCGAAGCCGTAAAAACCAAATCCTGGTAAAAATTTGAAATGAACAAAATATTGCCTCTTTTTCTTTAATGGATCTTGTTCTCTAAAGTTTCTAACCACCGATAACACTTGACTTGAGTTTTGATCAATGGTGACAATATAAGGTAACATAATACCCGAAGGCTCCCCTTGATTATCCATATCTTCAAAACCCTCCAAGTCCAAATCAACATGAACTTCGAGCAATGTGTAAGAGTCGTCTGAATAGTTTGGATGTAATCCTTGAAGCTCGTCTGTCTTTTCTTGAATAGCTCCTTCATCTTCTCCAGCATCAGTTGAAGATAACTCAACATCTTTATACACTCCAGCAACTTGTAATTTACGAATATCATTGTAGCTCATTCGCACCATGTGTGTTACTCGCTCTGATGTTCTTATATCAGAAGCAGAGTACGGAACTATCATGTCTTCTGCGGGTACAAACTTAGATACCGCTCTTTGTCTTGTAGGATCAAAATAAACTTTTTTAAAAGTAGAACCAGTAAGAGGCAAATAGAATAACATCTGATCCGTATCTTGATCATACTCTTCCATGACTTCAGTTATCTGATAGTTCATAAAGTCTTTTACTCTTTGTGCTTGATCTTCTGTTTCTTTTGTTGGTACACCCAAAACTTGTGCTTTTACAGGTCCACCACTTGGCAACATCTCTTTATAGGCTTGTGATTGAAACTGTGTTGTCGCTTCAGATAGCAATGGATGTGTTACACCACTCGCTCCCATAAACGGATCACTTCTGTCTTCGTAATTAATGCCGAGAAGTCCTAATCCTTTAGCAATCGCTTCTTCCCAATCTTGTCTGGATTCTAAATCTTCTTTGACTTTAGCTTGTAGCTCGGATGCAATGGATGCTAACTCACCCTCATCTAAAACTTCTGCAAGATTAGCGTCATGATTATAAGGCTCTGCCATGACTTCTGTTTCTTCACCAGTGTCTAGTTCGATACCCTCTGGTAATTCATCCACATCATCTTGTATTTCTAAAGAAAGTTGTTCCTCTATAGTCATAGGTGCTCCACCCGCTCCCATAGACTTTTCAATCATATTTGCTACTTCTATTGGATTTTCTGCCATTAACTTGCCTTTCTTCTAAGGTCTATATAACCACCTTTTGCTCTAAAAGTAAACTTACCTTCTGCTAGTCTTCTTCCGATAGAACCTTCTGATAGATCAATAACTCCTTGAACTGGTCTATTTAAGGAAGCTACTGGACCTGGGTCAGTGGTAGCTCTCTTCATTTCAAAGATTCTGTCTCTATCAACACCTGCACCAGCTGCTTCAAATCTTTCTAATATATCTTGTATAACAGAACCATATGTACCCATTCCAAAAGTATTAGGATCTCGTACACGGGAATCTTCTAACGCTCTTGGTAAATATAAATCTTTTCTATGAGGTAAAACAATTCCTTCTATTTTCCTACCACCGTATAGTTGCTCAAATCTAGGGTCTGTTACTTTATGTATTAAAGAATGTAAAAGTCCTCTTGCTGTTTGTGTCTCGTTTGCATTGTGTGGTGCTCTAATATATTTTTTATCTCGTTGAGTCACATGCTCACGAAGTCTTTTCATTGCGGCTTTTAATTCTTCTGGACTGTAATTATACTTATCGGCATTATCTTCAATGTGTTGTGCTAAAAGATTAAATCTTCTGTCAATCTCTCCGTCTTGATCACTAGCCACTTCATTTTCACTTTTCTGTTTCATAGCTTCCATTCTTTGATACACAAGTGAATCTTGCTCTTTTCCAAGTGCCTCTGCTCTTTCTTTATCGCCTTGCATAAATCCTCTATACGCTTGTGATGTAAGAAGTTGAAAAAAATTACCTAGTCTCGGATCTGGTTCAAACATTACTCCTTCGGTATTGTGATGACGGTTTTCATAACCTATTGGTTGTAGTTTCTTTTCCATGATAAAAAAATCTTTAGCTTGTTTATCTGTGGCTCCCATAAATCTCTGTAATGGATTCATTGATGCTTCAATGACTTGTCGTCTAGTTGTTCCTTCTCTTCTAAAACTACGACCTTGAGGATCAATATGAGCTCTATCAAGAATTGAGTTCATCAACAATTTCTTCTTAAGTTTGTCAGGGTTATTAAGACCAAGTTTCTTTGAGTATTTTTCAACCATCGCTCTACCTTCTTCAGTAGATCTTTCAAAGTCAATTAGACTCATGTATTTCTTATAATTCCCATCTTCTGGAACAAAACCAATCTTGTCCGATACGTCATCGATTGCTTTTGATAAAGCCTTCTCTGCATCTCTTATAGCGTTTGTTGGTAAAGCATCCTTTATCCTTTGTGTGACATTTTCATAATCAACTTGACCTGGGTTACCTACTACAAAGCCAAGTGAGTCTGATACTATTGAAAGATCATCGGGTAATCTATAGTTGTTATTTAAACTACTTTCCATAATGTGAGCTAAATCAATTTGTTCTATTGCGTCTTTATGTTTTCTAGCCATTGCAGAAGCAACTTTATGTTTGATGACATCTAATGCTTTTTCATTCACTGCTTCATAAGTAGCATCAGAGACTGCAAGATTAAGTGCTTTCTCCATAGCATCTCTTGCAAATTCTTCGTCTCCTTCTCTTACCTTACCATAAAAACCTTGGCTCTCGGGTCTTGGCGAATCTTCTCTGAAAACATTTTCTCTGAAACTTTCATAACCATCAAAATAACTGTAATCTGCTTTACCCTCTGTCATCTCTGCCAATAAATTAGACGCATCTTCTCGAATACGATCCACCGGATCTGCTTCGTATTCTCTAAAAGTACTACCTGGTCTTGTCTGTTTCTGATCCTCTTCACTTCTTCCCATGTCATAGGTTAAAGAATATTTAGTATAATCACGGTCTGTGCTTAAGTCTCCAGTAAAACCCGGTTGGTCAGATTGTCGCAGATTTATTTGATCAGCTTCTAATTGTTGTTGAGAAGGACGAATGTCATTAATGCTGGTTTCATCAATTCCTACCGCTCTTCTTCTTTGAGGGTACACTTCATTGTTGTTGCCAGATTGAGTTGAAGCAAAAGGCATATGTTTCAAAAGTAAACTAAAAGCATCCTTGCCGCTTTCATATTGTTCTATGTTTCTGTTGGCTCTTGAATTTAAATGACTTCCAAATCTTTGTGGGTTACTAAGTCTATGTCCAAGTTCAAAAGCTCGTCTGTCATTCACACTACCTGCCATAAATTTATTTGGGAGCACTAATCCATCATAAGAATACCCTAAAGGAGAAAAACTGTTATCATTTGGTGCATCACCATATCTTTGATACTTGTCTCGAAATCTAGCTGAACTAGGAGTGATGGTCTGTCTGTATGCGTTATCGTTTATTCCATCTCGGAAACCCGCCATCTCATTAAACAGTCTTATTATTTCTCTTCCAAAAGTATCTTTTGCTATAGCAGGTGCTTCTTTTAGTCTCATCAAATCTCTGTAATCTTGACCTCGATATGGAGATGCAACATTTTGAACCATCTCATTTGGAAACTGTAATCTTCCTTCTGAAACGACTCTAAACGGATCTGACTCGGATGCTAAAATACCATCAAATCCATTTTGAAGAGACTCATCATCAATATCAGCGTTATCAAAACGCTCTTTAAGCAGATCATAAAAATCCTCAAAGTCTCTGGTTGAAAACAAAGTTCTTTCTACAATCTCGTCAAGTCCATTTAACTTCTCATTTTTTCTTTGTCTAAAGCTAATTTTTTTAGGTACTGTTGATCCTTGTTGTAGTCTTTGAATCTCTGCTTCTGCTGCTCGTCTTCCTTCCATCGTGTTTGGAGAATTAAATATTATATTATCTTGTTCTGCTGCACTTAAGCCAGAGCCAGGAGCCGTAAGATTTGTTCTTCTTCTTAAATTAAAAAACTTCTTCATACGAGGAATAGCTTCTTTCCTAAATTTAAGTAGATCTTCTAATCCTATTTCTGCAAATTTTTCTAGCTCTTGTGGTGCTCTTTCAGTTAACGTAAAATTATCTATAGTAAATTGATTTTTATTAATTCTGTCACTAACCTCATTTAAACTTTTAACCGCTGCATCAAATTTTATTTTTCTTTCTTTAAGATCTGCATCAAATTGAGAAGGTGCATCAGTTTCTGGCATGTTCTGATCCATCTCATCAAGAACATTTATTTTGTTTTTCTCACTCGGTGTAAAAAGTTTGTGTGTATCGATATTATGATCTCTTGTTCTGCCAAGGTTTTTAACTTTTCTTTTGTCCGAAAAGTTAGTACCTCCTAACGAAGTGCCTCCTAATAAAGCAGCCTTTCTTGTTAAATACGGATCGTTTCCTGCAAGAGCAAGATCAATGGAACCCGATAATAAATCTGGCACACCACCTAATTTCAAAGCTAAATCGTATTCTGGCTTCGAGAAGTCAAGAAGGTTCTCGTAAGTTCTTGTTACATCTGATTGATTTTCTTCTAATATGACATAAAGTTTCCCGTCTGTTCCCTCAACAACCATGCCTCTAACATAACCAAAACCCTTGTTATAATAATCATGACCACTTGGGTACCCTAATTCTTTTGTGGCAGATCCTTGTGGACTTTCTGCAATACGGTCTAGGTCACCTTCAAGTGATCTAGTAGAAGAACCCTTCTTCTGTTGCAATGTTCTTAAAATTGGACTGTTTGCCATATTGCCTCCAGCCATTCTTTCTTGGTCTGGGTTTTTAGCAACGATACTTATTGAATCAATTTGATAGTCTTTTGGATCTCCTGCGTTTCGATTTCTTGTTAATGTGCTTTCGTCATACACAGGTGTATTACCTATAGAAAACGATGTAAATATTCTTTGTCCAGAATAACCTGTCTCGGCGGGAATTGTACCTGCTGGAGCTAAATCTGGGTTTGCTAATATATCACCTGCGGCTAGTGGTGCGTTTGTAAACGGAGCTTGATCACGAAGATTTAAGTTCTTTTTACTTCTGACTTCAAGTCTAACAGTAGGTCGCATCCTATCAAACTCATGAATGACCTCTTCCATCGTTTTTTGTTCGTTATAATTTCTTGCAAGATATTCTTCTAAACCAGATGTAAACGCCTCTCCACCTTTAAAGTGTGTTAGTTTATCTCTGCCTGCACTTTCGTTATCAAACTTGGCGGTTAACTTCTTTGCGAATACTGGTACGTCAAATCTATTTCCTAATTCTTTTATCCTAGGAACTGCATCAAAATCTGGTGTTTCTTTAATTCTTGGATTACCTTTTTTATCCAAAAGTGCTTTGCCATTATCATCTAGTAACGGTGTTTTAATCTTAGGTGCACTTTTTATAAGTTGACCAAATTCTTTCTTTTGATCGGGTGTTAAATCATCTTTTGGCTTATATCTAATTTCTTGTGATTCAACAGTGTCTGTCTCAACTTTAGCTATAAAACCAACTGACCCTTCTCTGTTTGTGTCTTGAGAACGTAAATGTTCGTACAGTCTTGAAACGTCTATGGGTTTTTTCAAGCCAACTTGATCTGCGAACTTTACAAGTTTTATTCTCAACGGAGACACAACGGGGTCGTCTGCGTCTTGTAATCTTTCTCTGTTCTTAGCTTTTAATATACCATCTTTTATTCTGTTCTTTTTATCTATTTCTATTCTTTGTTTGTCTGTTTCTGTTACCACATAGTCTGAAGGAAAAGACGCTTCTTCTTCTTTGGCTTTGGCTTCGGCATCTTGCTCGATGGCTCTCAATTCATCTAAAGCAATCGCTTGGACAAAACGATTTCCAACTGAACCACCCTTAAGATCTTTACTAAAGAAAGATTGGTTCTCGTCTAAGTTTGGATCCTCGTCTGATTCAATATCTAAATTCTCTGCAACTTTTTCTTTGACAGTCAACTGACTTGAACCACCTTGACCAGCTGCCTCGCTCATAAGAATTTCAGCATCGGTTCGTGGTACGGGGGACATTTCCAAACGTCTGGCTTGATAAGGACTAGATAAATTTGATGCACTTTGAATGGCTAACTGCATACTCGGTGACATTGTGCCCTCACCAGAAAAAATATCACCAACTAAACTTTTAATACCTGCATACGCATCGGGTGATCTACCTGCTGCTTCGAGAGTAGCACGAAAGCCACCACCCATCGTGCCACCAAGAACCACACCTTCTAATAATCTATCGGCTATCTGCTCACCAGTATATTCACCACCCGTCAAGGCAGTCGAACCCATGACCACGCCTTCTTGCAATCCTTCGGTTCCCCCTTCAAAGGCTACAGACTTACCAATTCTTTTACCAATTTCTCTGGCAGCATCAAGTTTACCCTCTTGACCCAACCTCTTTATCAAGTCCTTACCCGTGATTGTCAGTAATTCGTCCCTCGGAATCACTCTTCCTGCACCAAATCTGTCCAAAAGTGCTATGATCGTACCCGCTCCAATAGCCACAGAATCGTTATAACTGCCAGTTTTCTGCTCCATCTCCTCGGCAACTTCACCAGTTCCTAAGATTCCAGAACCAACTATTGTTGCTCCACCTATTAAAGCTGCAGCTGGTACACTAAACGGAGCGGTCAAAGCAGACGCTAAACCACCACCAAGTGCAAAACCACTCGTTGCTATATTTTCACCAGTTTTCTCGGCAACCCAACCAATCGCATCTCCTAAACCACCTTGCTGGTAGGCTTCACGAAGTCCCGTTGTGTACTGCGGTTGATAGTTACCCTCTTTAATGTCTCTGTCTTGTTGTGCTACAACCTCTTTTCCATAGTTAAAAAGAGACTCAATACCCGTCCTTGAACCAACAACCTCAAGACCTTTTCCAAAAAGTCTCTGTGCTTGGTCTATACTATATGCAAATGACGAGTCGTTTGTAGCCATTAAATAATCCTAGTTGTCTTTTTCTTATTCGGTAACATTATATCAGAAAAACGATTAGTTACAGTGTAACCACCAGATTGTTTCTTAACTGGCTGTATTTTTTTTGGTATAAACTTTTTCTTAAAAGGACCCTTGGTCGATGGTACACCTTTTCCAAAATTTTTTCCAGGAACAGCTTGTCCCCTTCGTGCTAGTTCTTGATACGTTCTGATTCTATCTGCTTCATCTGACATTAATAGACTCCCTTGAAAGTTCCACCACGGTTTTTCATTACACCGCCCATGTTCATTTTTTTAGTTATGTCACCTTTTATAGTTCGTTTAGCTCGTCTACCTGTTAGTACACCCACTTTTGGACCTGACTTCTTCTTTTGTTCATACCGTTTTCTCTTAGGAACACCAGCTCCAAAAAGACCTTCTGGAAGATATTTACTTTCAAATTCTCTTTTAAGTTTACCATCTTTTTTAAATCTATTTCCATACTCCGTGGTAAATTCTTTTATCTTTTTTTCTGCTTGAACCTTCTGCTTCTTTGTTTTTGCATCTTCTCTATTCTTTGTTAAGAAAATAACTTTTCCAAAATCACCTAAATACATTAGTAGACTCCCTTGAAAGTTCCGCCACGGTTTTTCATTACACCGCCCATGTTCATCTTCCTATACTTATATCGATACAATTTTTTATTAGCCATGTTTTCAGCTTGTTTTTCTCTAATTAACATAGGATCTTGGATCTCAACTATAGGTCCCTTGGTTCCCGCACCAACGCTCTTGGCTTTTATATTCGCTAACTTAGACTTTAGTACGTTTAACTTACGCTTATCTTCATTAATCTTTGCCAGTTCTTTCTGTCCTGCCTTCTGCTTTTTTTCTTTTTTATCTTCTGCTATAACTCTTTGTTTCTCTGCTTTAACTTTTTTCTTTTCTGTTATAACTTTTTGTTTCTCTGCTTTTTCTGCTTCTTGCTCTGCCTCAAACTTTTTTGCAACTTTAGCAAAGTTGTAAGGATCATACATCAGTTTAGGTTTTTGCTTCCCAACGGGAAGTTTAAACTTTTTGTCGTCAGCCATTAGTAATATTCCCTTTTGGTTTTCGGATACCAATCTTCGCCTTGGTCTTCTCCTTCTAGTACAACAAACCCACCTTGTCTGAATCTCATAACTGCCATCGTCATACTATCACAATAGTCATCATGGTCGCCATTTGGAAAAGATGCAACTTCTTCTATAACATCTTCAGCAAACTTCTCTCCACTAGGATACCATACTTTTCCAGATTCGAAAATAGGAGATACAATGTGCATCCTCGTAGTTTTATCTAAGTTACCCGCCTTTCGTCTACCCGGACTAAACGTCAGCACCGGGAGGTTAAGTAACCTTAATTCATCAGCCAAAGGTTGTCCACTAGCTTTTGCCTCGATCAACATCATGTCGGGTTCCCAGTAATCATTCTCTTCTATCGCAATCTGCTTTAACTCTGGAAAATTCCAACGACCCTTCTTCGCATCTAACATTATCAAATGTTGAACACCATTTGCTTTTGGCTCAAATACACCCCAAGTCGTGATCGCACTATAGTCTGCTGTTTCTTTTTTACTGTACGCAGTATCATAACTTTGCAAAATGTAATCTAACTTAGGTACCTTCTCCTCTTCCCACGGAATCCACCAGTCACGCTTTATCATCGCAACATCGTCAGATGTCGGATTCTGCTGCCACTGGGCGTTCCATTTCATAGGAGATAATGATGCCTTAACCCTTAACAATTCGTCCTTGTTCCAAAACTCGGGCCACAATAATTTATCATTCGGTAAAATCGCTGGGAATTCTACAATCTCCCATTGGTCAGACATGGTATCCTTCGCTTGTGCTTGAATTAATCTGCCTGTCAAATCCTTCTTCGACCATCTTGTCTGCACAATTATGATGGTTCCCCCCGGTTGCAATCTCTGCCTCGGTCCAGATGTGTACCACTCATAGGTATTGTCATAAGCATTTGCCGATAAAGCATCTTGTTCCGAGTGCGGATCATCAATAATCAATAAATCTGCTCCACGACCCGTCATCGCTGCTCCAACACCCGCGGCAAAATACTCACCACCCGCACTCGTCTCCCATCGACCCGCGGCTTGACTGTCTTGCTTCAAATCAGTATCTGGAAAAACTTCCGTGTATATTGGATCGGCAATCAAGTCTCTGACCTTACGACCAAACCTCACGGCAAGTTCTGTATTCATCGTGGCTTGAATGATCTTGAGTTTTGGATTACGGCCCAAGAACCACGAAGGCATGAGATAAGAAGCCATTTCAGATTTAGAATGTCGGGGTGGCATGTTTACAATAAGTCTTTTGAGTTTTCCTTGAGCAATTTGCTCCAATTTTTCTGCAATGACTTTATGGTGCCGCCCAACGATAAAACCTTCATATACATGTTGGGCATATGCTAAAAAGTTTTTTTGAGCTATTTCACGGGTGTCCAGTTTGTTCTTTTGTTGCTCAAGCAGAAAAACTTCTTGTAACACCTCTTTAGGTAAGACATCTAGGTTCATGACCCAACGATAATATATCTGAATGAATTTATCAAGCCTACTATACTACATATACTTAGTAACACCCTTGTGTATTTTAGGGGGGAGGGGGGTGTAAAATACTGCCGAGTCACAGTCGTTCCTCGGCAGTAACCCCAATTCCTTGGAGTTGCAGCGAGTCTGTGACTCGCCAGGCACCGTGTTTGTCGGCTAAAGGCACAGAGGTTCGCAGTCGCTCACCTCTGTGCCTTTGTGCTTGTAGATGAGTCGCACCTAGGTGCGACTCTCTGTGATTTAAGCCACATGTTTCTTGGTTAATGATTCTATGTAAGACTTCTTAACCATAACGTAGTTGCCGTCCAGTGTGGACATGAGCTTGGCTATGACATCTTTAACCACTTGGTTAACTATATCATCTGAATTCATGAGAGTATCGACATCATTTCTAATATCGTTAATCTCGGTGCTTTCACTTATCGCATCATCAATGCGAGTACCAATATGCTCGTCAACTAACTCTTCAATGGCATTTTGTACATCAGACATTTGTTCTCCTTTTCGCTTGTGTTTCTGATACTATTGTTATATAAGATTATATGGGATATGTCAAGAGATAAAATAAAAAAAGAACTTAACATGTTAAGTAAATAACTCCCGAAGGGGTTGACAATCCGAAGCTCCCGTGCAGATCCCTTGTTGTAAAGGTGCAGAGAATCGCAAAGCTATATCATCTTTGTACTTGCGATTCTCTGCACCCCAACTTTTTTTGAAACGCACTAACTTTCTGCTTGACTTATGGGAGTGCGTGGGATATAAGATATATAACTTTAATTAGCATAGGAAAAAGAAATGCCACAAAAGATAATACAGAAAGATTCGCCCTTTGCGTTCTTAGGCGACATGTTGGAACTACAAACAAAAAGAGGAAAGGTTCTCGGCTTAAAGATGGCTTTGATTGCTTTAGCAAAACAAGAACTAGAACTCCTCAAAGAAGTTACAAAACTAGAGAAGGAACTTGCAGATGAAAATGATGCACAAAGTAAATAGAAAAGGAAAACGAGCCGTTCATAAACGAACACCTCATAGAGTCAGTCATATAAAGAAGACTGTAACTAAATAGCTTCTCCTAGCTAAGATCGTCAACCACTCTCGGGTGGTTGACTTTTTTTTGTTCCCGACACATATCCAGGCATACCCCGATCCCACGCAACTTGCAGCAGCACCTTCGGCTTCCTTTATCTAAAGGTGCAGAGAATCGCAAGGCTATCTTCACTTTCGTTCTTGCGATTCTCTGCACCCCACCTTCCCCGATACGCATACACGGGAAGCAGCAACCTCCGATCCTAAAAGTCGCAAAGACTCGCAAGGCGACCCTTTGCAATCAATTCAACTTTTTTAAATCGCAAATAACCCTCCCACAACCACCCCTCTATTGTATCAGAAAATCTGGGATTGTCAAGGATTTTATTTTATTTTATTTGCTTTTCTTGGCTTGACTTATGGGACTAGATGGGATAATATACCCAGGCCTACTAACAAAGGAAGGAAACAAAATGATAATACAAACAGTAAACGAGCATCAATTTATTGATGCGTTCAGAACTTGGGACACATACAAGGATAATTTTTCATACGACAGTTTAAGAGCCATGTACAATTATTTCGAAGAGTTTGCCGAGTGCCAAGACTCTGGAACTTTTGAACTTGACGTTGTTGCAATCTGTTGCGACTTTACCGAGTACGAAAACTTTAAAGAATTTCAAGATCAACACGATAATATAAAATTTCTCTTCGGAGGTAATCGCCATTGCGTGGACTACTATACTTCTATCATTCTCCCCGAATGTTGGGAAGGGAAAGACGAGATCAATCCCGAAGAAACTAACGACCTACCATTTATAATTCAAAACTTCTAAAACAAAAGAAGCTCCACCCGAAGGGTGGAGCTTCTTTCTGCTTCCATTTCCAATTCCCTTTGGTCGGGTTGCAAAGGTGCAGAGGTTCGCAGAGCGACCATTCCATTACCTCTGCAAAAGAGATGCCACTTTTCGATTCGCACACCCTAAACAATCGTCCAAACTCCCGAAGGTCAGAAGTGCTTCATGCGTGGGCGAAACCGAGAAGGTCGCAAGGTCTTTGGACGCAAGGAACTCGCAGAGTTTACCACCCTCAAACAAATATAGAACAGTCTTACTAGGTGCTTGAGCCAAGAAAAAAGAAACATAATTATTGGCTTGTATCCTCAAATGTGTTGAAATCTGTGAGGGTTCGACCTTGAAAGTGTTTCCTTTTGATGGTGCTTTTAACTCAATAAACAAGGGATATTTTTCATTGATAATTATTAAATCTGTAAACCCCGAATTAAACTTATTCTCGATCTTTTGAATAAATGTGCCTTTATCTAATTGATTTTTAATTGATAAAAAAAAGTGTTTTTCTGTCATTTACTACTTGACCTTTATGGGATAACATGGGATAACAGTTGATATAGTTTATTATAAGGAAAATATAGAATGAGACAAGTAATCAAAAACAACGATCAGAATTGGTTCTTAAGTGCTTTATACTTTCTTGAGACAATGAGAGAAGAGCAACAAGAAACAAAAGAATACGTTCAATATAATTATAGGAAGGAAAGTTATGAAAGCTATACTAATTAATCCACAACATGAATATATTCATTTAGTGGATTTTGATGGAGACTATAAAAACATTTACAAACTTTTAGATTGCAAAATGTTCGAGTGTGTTTATCCATTCAAAAATGAAGACACTGTCTATATAGATGAAGAGGGTTTATTAAAGGAAAGTAATTATGCTTTCACTATTAAATTCGATAACTTAGTAGATGGAGAAGGTAAAGCAGTGATCCAAACTTTATTGGGAAACGCATTAATCTTAGGTTCAGATGATCAAGGAGAAACAGTAGACTGCAAAACTCTTCATAGTGAAATCAGAACTCTAATTTCTTTTAAAGGTAAAGTAGCAATTTCAGAAGAGGATAGAGGTTTTTCTGTCATGCCTTTTGATATTGCAGAAGCATTAAAAAACACAGAAGGGAACGCATAATGAAAAAGATGCACAAAGCTAAACAAAGGTCTAACCAACACAAAAGAAAAAACAGTCCGAAATCAAGCCACTATAACGGACTACAAGTTGGGAAGAAAAGTGGTGGTAATTTTGGAGCAAGTTTATTTAAAAAGTAGAAAGGAAGTTTTATGGGTTTAGATATGTACTTAAGAGGAGAGCACTATAATTCAGAGCACTCTAACGATGGAAAGATTTCAAGAACAAAACTTGATGGAGAATATGAGATTTCTCAGTATGAAGTTGATCTTGGATATTGGAGAAAACATGCAGACTTGCATGGCTTTATTGTAAGCACATTTGCAGAAGGCGAAGATAATTGTCAAAATATAGAATTAGATGAAGATGATCTTGATAAAATTATTATGGCAATTCGTGAAGATAAACTAGTCAAAGATCATTCGGGTTTTTTCTTTGGTAATTCCACAGAGTTTGGATACTACGAAGGAAAAGAAAAAGACTATGCAATTAATTGTTTTTTAAAAGCAAAAAATTTCATTAAAGAAGGTCGAGAACAATATCGAAAATTTAAGTTATTTGTTCAACCAAGATCGGTTCATTATAAAGCATCGTGGTAATTATCAAAGTAGGACACGGATTTATTCGTGTCCTATCTTGAAAATTGCAACAACCAACGAAAGGAAAAGACATGCAGATTTCTAAACTAGAGGTAAAAAATATCTCATACTATGAGCGAGGTAGTGAAGAAACGCCTTGCTATAATGCGACAGTATATCTCAATGGTAAAAAAGCTATTGAGGTTTCAAATGATGGAAGAGGTGGTATGGATTTCCAACATCAGTATAATCTTGGAGACAATGGCATTGTTAAAGAAGCTAACGAATGGTGCATTAAAAAGTTTGGTACAAAAACCATTGCTTACAAAAGCGAAGGTAAAGATAAATCTTTTAGTGTTAACATGGACTTAGAACATGTGTGTCAAGATGCTTTATATGATTGGCTTGATAAAAAAACTCTTAAAAAAGATATGGTTAAAAGATGGTTAATTTCAGAAGATAATCAATTACACCAATATAAAAAATTACCTATCTTACCTCCTCATACAAAAGAAGGCATGGAAAATCATTTTAAAGTTTTTCTAAATAAAAACCACCCGAAGGCAAAGTGTTTAAACTTCATGACTTTTGAAGAAGCATTAAAAATATATAAGGAGCTTGGATAATGGAAGAAATCAGACCTACTTTTGGAGCAGTAGCAAAAGAACTCCAAGATTTCATTTATAATGAAATTGATGCAATAACAGAGAGTGATTGGTTTGCAGAGAAACTTGATAATAAAGTAGCAATAGCAATCGGAGAAAAAGAAACTCCTCTAAGAGTAGATGTTAACTATGTGGTTCAAAGGCTTGAAGAAATAGTAAACTCTGACCACACAGATGCAGTAGGGTTTTTAGAAGAGTTAAAAGAAAATCTTGATAACCATAAGGGGAAAAAAAATGGGTAGATATTACAATGGCGATATTGATGGCAAGTTTTGGTTTGGAGTACAAAGCAGTGATGATGCCGACTTTTTTGGAGTGCAAGGAGAACCTAGATTTTATCATTATTACTTTTGTGTAGATGATAAAAAAAATGTTCATGATGGTCTTGTACAATGTGATAGTGCATTGGGAGAATACAGAGAACTTTTAGATAAGTTTTTTGATAACCAAGATAGTTACAATGACGAAATGCTAGTTGATTATCTTAACAAGAATGTAAAAGGCAATCGTAAACATACTGAACAAGATGTTAAACATTGGTTAGAATGGTATGCAAGATTACATCTTGGAAGAAAAATTTATAAGTGCATAGAGAAACAAGGCGAGTGTGATTTTGAGGCAGAGTTATGAAAACATATGAAGTTATAGTTAAATCTACAATTTTGGAAAGACATATTGTAGAAGCAAAATCTAAAAAAGAAGCAGAAGAACTATGGGCAGAAGGTAGTGCAGATTATCAAGATGACATAGATCAATTCGATAGTGTTTGCGAAGAGGTAAGAGATGCTTAAACATTTAGATTTATGTAGTGGTATCGGTGGGTTTGCTTTTGGTTTCCAACAAGCAAATCTATCCGAGCCAATGGCATTTTGTGATACGGACAAATTCTGTCATAAAGTGCTTAATAAAAATTTTCCAGGAATTCCAATTTTTAATGATGTGAAGGAGATCGCAGATGACCCAAGAAGATTTATTTCCGAAAGACCCGATATTATCACGGGTGGTTACCCGTGCCAACCATTTTCCACAAGTGGCAAAAGAGATCCGAATGACCCTCGAAGAATCTTTCCGTTCTTGCATAGCATTGTTGAACAAACAAGACCCTCTTATTGTGTTTTCGAAAATGTGTATGGACACATCTCATTGGGACTTGACGAGGTTTTGTTTCAAATGGAAAGCATCAACTACCATACGAGGACATTTGTATTTCCGTCTAGTGCAATCGGAGCAAGACATAAAAGGGACAGACTTTGGATCGTCTGTCGAAACTTGGGCGACCCCGACAACTATGGATTCCCTTCCACCAAGAAGTGCAGAAGCAACGAAGAAATTGCAACAGACACACAGAAAAGGTCGCAAAAGACCGAGCAATTTGAGGGAGCAAGTCGATCCGAAGACAATGGAAATGTATCCAACTCCAACAACGAAGGGATACGGACACGCATCAGAGGGACAGACCATGATGTTCAGAAGGAAAGTGGAGAAGGGCGAACTGACGGAAGCAGAAGCTCAAGCCATGATGAACGGAGTAACTTTGAGACCACCAAGAATGGAAGAGTGGAAATTTCCGACACCAAATTCGGGACTGAAGAAACACAGTTACAACGGCAACAATCAATATTACGAGAAAAGATTGAAGGACGGCAGACAAATCGATCTGACACACAAGATTTATCAGATAGAGGGAGATGCAAGACTAAATTGCGATTGGGTGGAATGGTTGATGGGGTATCCTATTGGTTGGACGAACCTAGAGAAGTCCCAAGAATCACAATCAATCAACCCGACAGAGCCAACAGACTAAAGGCTTTGGGAAATGCAATCGTTCCTTTCAATGCAAAATTAATTGGATTAGCAATCAAGAAGGAGATTGAAAATGGGGGAGTATGAGTGTTGGGATTGCGATAAAAAATTCCATTTAGACGAACCACCATATGATGGTCGAGAAATTTGTTATGAATGTAGAGAGGAAGAAAAGAATGAAAAACAAAGAACTTAAAATAATTCATGATGTTTTAGATGATTATGCCGACATAGTTTTTAATGATCAAGACGATTATAGCGAAGAAACTATAGTGGGTGTAACGGAAGCATTAAGAATAATTAAAATAGAAATCGAAAAAGCAACTCCAATCCCTAAAAACCCGTTGACTGAATATGAAAATGGTTGGCGATTTATTGTTTGGATTGGTGGTGTTGATGACTACTACAAGAACTTTAGTAGAGCACAAATGGATTATTATAATTGGGTTAAAAAAGGTTATGATGATGTTGTTCTTACAGAAATACAAAAAGATGGATCTGAAAAGATTTTACGAGATCAAAATAAAGTTTGGTTGACAGTAAAGGATTAGATGATCTATGTTTAAAATGCACGAAGCAATATCGGGAGTTGCTATTTGCCCAAGTTGGAGAGAGTTTTTTTCCCCCCACTTTCTCCAACAACTTTATATTCACCATCAATAAATGCAGAAGGGTGATTTTTCCTAATTTCAGAAAGTCTAGCTACAATCTCTTCACGAGAAAGTTTATCTAAATTATGAGTTACATTTGTTTCCCTACGATCAATCGCAAGACCACCGAGTGCAGACCTTATCTTCTCTGCGTTCACGGCTGCAGAAAACTGACCAGATTCCTCTGCACCTTTGGAGAGATCTGCAAACCTTTTCATCTGACCAGTCAAAGTTACTCCATATCGTCTCTCACGAGTTTCTCGAAGATCTTTGATATGCTCGTTTACCAATGGAAAATCTTTACCATTAAGAAGAAGACTTGCAGTCTTACGAGCTTGTCCTTCAGAATAACCTGCTTGTCGAGCACATTCCGAGTTAGAATTTGTACCTTCTACAATAAGTTTTGCAAAAGTTTTTTGTCTATTAGTCAATGGCATGAGCATATAGTAGTGTTTCTCCCATATTTTATCAATAAAAAAAGGAAAAAAAATGACGCGGTCGGCTTTGAAGTGTAGAAAGTGTAACCAAAGTGTAGAAAGAACCTCTAGTACTACCAAGGGTTACAGAGTGTTTTCTACGTTTCTACACTTTCTACACCTATTTTTAAAAAATTTTATCAAACAAAAAAATATGAGGAGAACTCTATGTATAAGCAGAGGAACATCATTTTGAAATACCAAGATAAAGAAAAGTGCACCAGGTGCCGTGTTGCTATGAAGAAAATAGCATTAACCTTTAAGAATAACAAAGTGCTCGAAGTACATAAGTGTCCGACTTGTGAGTATAAGAGATATAAGGAAGAAAAAAGTTATTATGCCTCTTGACTTATCGTATCCCATGCATTACTTATATATATGTAGTAATAATTATTATAGGAGATATTATGGGAGCTACTAAAAGACTTTGGGAAGACATGATCGAAAACGAAGTTGACGATTTTGTTGATGGCATCATACCCAAAGAAAAGTTAAGTGATGATGCCAAAGAAATGTATCACTTTGATGATGCGGATACATCTTACAAATCTTTAAATGTTCGTGTTTCTGTTTACGAGCAAATAAAAAGATTATCCAAAAAGGATAACAGAACTATTAATGCAACAGTTGCTTTAATGGTTAAAGAAACTTTAAAAAATAGAAGGAGAGAAAATGCCTAAAGCAAATATGAAAATTTATACGACTACTGACTTCGATCAGTTTAAGTATATAGCAGGTAATCGAGACGTAGTAGATGCTCATGTTAAGAGTTTATCAGAGCAAATAACTATAAAAGATTTTCAGATACCTATAATAGTAAATGAGAAGATGGAAGTATGTGAAGGTCAACATAGACTTGAAGCATATAAAACTTTGAAGATTCCTATTACTTATATAATAAAGGAAGGCCTGGATATTTTTGATATTAGAAAGTTAAACTCTGTATCAAGAAAATGGACTATGGAAGAGTATTTAATGAGCCATGTAAAACTAGGTAATAGAGATTATGAAACTCTTGAATGGTTTCATAGGCATTATGAGTTTAGTATTTCTGACTCTATTTCTATGTTAAATAATAAAGGTTATCATACGGGTAGTGACTTAAAGGACTTCAAGACGGGAGAATTCAAAGTTGTTGATTTGGAATGGGCGAAAGATACGGCTGCTAAGATCATGCAAGTTGGAGAATATTTTCCTTATTGGAAGAAAAGAACTTTTGTTGGTGCTATGATCTCTGGACTAAAAGACTCATCTTTTGTGTGGAAAATTTTTGAAGCAAGACTTAAAAATCATTCTTCTAAACTCAAGAATCAAGGTAGTCGTAATGATTTCATTTTGAATATTGAGCGACTATATAATCATAATACCTCTGCCGAAAAGAAAATTAGGTTGCAAGTATATGGAACTCGATAATACTAACTTCCCTCTGAAGACCGAACCTTACGATCATCAGAGGGAGGCACTACGACTAAGCTATGACAAAGAAAACTTTGCATACTTCATGGAGATGGGGTGTGGTAAATCAAAAGTTTTGATTGATAATATGGCTTGGTTGTATTGGAACACAAAGATTGATACGGCTATCATTGTAGCACCGAAAGGTGTTTATACTAATTGGAAGAACAATGAACTACCTGCACATCTATCTGACGACATATCATCAAAGGTATATATTTGGAAAGCTAATCTCACAAAACGAGAAACTATGGAGTTAAAAAACTCCGTGGGTGGGGAAGCAAGGAGAGTGCTTAGAATACTACTAATCAATGTAGAGGCTTTTGCGACTAAAAAAATATTTAAGTTTCTTGATACCTTTATTCACAGAAGTAATTTCTTAATAGCCGTTGATGAATCAACAACAATTAAAAATATCAAAGCTAAGAGAACCAAGGCTTTGATAAAATTTGCTGAACGAGCCAAGTATAAAAGAATACTTACGGGTGCTCCAATAACAAAATCTCCGTTGGATTTATACTCACAGTTTTCATTCATGAGTCCAAAGCTATTGAACTTTTGTTCTTTTTGGTCTTTTCAAGGACGATATGCCGTGATTAAAAACGTCAAGATGGGGTCACATCAATTCAATCAAATTGTAGGTTATAAAAATTTGGAAGAATTAAAGAAAAAGATCGATCCTTATTCGTACCGAGTTACGAAAGAAGAGGCACTTGATCTACCTCCAAAAACATATGTTACACGACAAGTTGACATGACAATGGAGCAAGAAAGATACTATCAAAGTATCAAAAAAACATCAGTAGCATTACTTGAAGGTGGAGACATGGTTACTGCACCCGAAGTTATGACAAGGCTTCTGCGATTGCAGCAGTTGCTTTGTGGTTACCTTGTTACTGACGAAGGCGAAGTAAAACACATACCAAACAATAGGTTATCGACATTACTTGAAGTAATAGAAGAGATGGAAGGTAAAGTTATTATATGGTCTAGGTTTCGACATGACATCATGAAA